CCTTTAGTGTCACCGTAGAATTATTCTACTTCTACGTCACCGGAATTAATAACATCTAAAACGTCTGAAGATGTTACTTTTTCTGACTGTTCAAATTCTTCTTGTGTTAGAGGATAAGTATCCATAATATAAAACTCCTTTTTAAATTACCAATAACTTATGTTATTGGGGTGTTGCAACAATCGTATCTACCATGAACTCAAAAAAGAAGATTTGAGATGCGACTAGTAGATACGGAAAAATAAAATAAAATCCAACGCAACATAGTGCTATTCCAATTAAATATTTCATATCTTGTATAGTATAATGATTTGGATTATTAAAACCAGAACTGGTACGATAGTACGCACCAGTTCCATTGTATGATTGCAGTTATCAAGTGCTAGTTCTAATTTTGTTTTGTTTGTTATCATATTATACTCCTGTTTTATTTTTGATTTCATAACTATAAGTGTTTGGTAACGATTGAATATAACGCAACATTGATGGTTCGTCAAACTGCGTTTGTAATAAAGATAATCGGTGTGAGTCAATCAGCTTGACTACTTTATACATATCTTTACCATAGACTTTTTTATCTTTAATTTTTTCTATCATTAATTTCGGCATTCTTATTCTCCGTATTTTGAGAGTTCATTAATTTGATCTATTGTCATGTTGTCAATCTCATCTATAATATGAGATTCATGCCAAATGTGACCGCCTGGACATTCGTAAGTATCTGGACCTTTATATTCAAAGTCATTCATTAATACATACTTTTCTACGAGGGCCTCATCGGCCCAGTTATTATTTTCTGATTTTCTAAAAATTATCATATATTATTCTCCTAATTGTGATTTATACATATTGCGTTCGTGTTCTCTTTCAAGATAAAGTTGAAAGTCCCCGATGGTGTAAACACCATAGCCTGCCCAATGATCTGGATCGTTTGTTAAAAAACCATTTGCACCACGATCTCTAGTATCTTGGTTTAGTTTATTAATGTGATTTACTAATTCATTCATGTAATGTGCTCCAGCCATTATATTACCTCTTTTATAAGTTTAATTATTCTATTAACATTAATATGCTCTGCATTGTTTACTAAAACATTTCTAAGAATCCAATGGCAATTTACCGTTGTTACTAATCGACGCATTAGTGGAATGTCCAGAGTAGTATCATTTAATAGTGTTTGTAAAGTTCTTATTTTACTTATTCTATCCACTTCGATATTATGCTCTTTAAAGATTTGACTTAATGTATTTGTTTTTATCATCTGCATTTTATTAGTCCTTATAGTTAGATGGTTTGCGACCTTTTAATGTCGCGATAATTTCTGAAGTATCCATTAATCCAATGTACTCGACAATCTCAGAATAAGAGTACCACATATCTTCTTTATTTGGATTTTTCCAGTACTGTTCTTTTTCATTAAGTAATGTATCAACTCCGTAAACCAGTTCGATTAACTTATATTTTTTTACATAAGCCCGAACCATTTTATCCATTAATAAATCGGCTGTATTCATTTCTGTTATATTCATTATTATTCATTCTCCATTTCGTGATGTGTTTCAAAAGCTTCACCAGCCAATTCGTCATTATGAAAAGACCAAGATTCAAAATTATCTGGATATGCAAGGCCCATATATTTTCGTGAGTAACCAGTATCAGTTCCCCAATGCGTTAAGATAACAGTTCCGAATAACCAATGTTCATGGCCCTTTGGTGTTACCACATAAGAAGAACAGTTTTTGATTAGATAGTTCAGAGAATTTTTTCTCCAACCATCTGGAATGTTATTAATTTCTTTTAATGTATCGTCTTTAATCATCATCATTTTATATTCCTTTTTTAAGTTTAAATTTACCAGATGTTGGCGCCTGCCCAACAATCTTGAAAGTTTGGATATTGAGAAGTTGGCATTCCAAGATTCGATAATTCACCATCCAAAACATTACCAACTAGTTTATAGTTTTTAGTCAAAATATCACCACGTTTAAAAGTTTCATTATCATTCTTTACTACAAAGCCCCAAACGTGTTTTTTCTTATGAGCTGTTTTATATAGTTTAGAATTTTCTTGATCTATAATAGAAGAACATCCAGATTTTGCAGATGCTTCTATACGAAAATATTTTGAACCAGAGAACACTCCAAAACCATGTCCGAAATCTCGGCTCTCAATACAATACTCTTTTTTATCTGTTACACAAGATAACCAACTATGATAGTTTTTATTGATTGAGTTGTTGAGTGCAACAACTTCCCATTTTAAGTTCATTTTTTTGATATCTTTTTTTAATTCTTTGATGTTCATTTGAAAGTCCTTATTTGATTTATCTTTATTTCTCATTTTCATAATACTATTATAGCAGCCTTTTCTATATAAGTCAAATTTATTTGCATATTTAAGTCATTGTTTTATAACGACTTATGGACAAACGACCGAGCCCTTTGTTTATGGTAGTTTACAGAGTTATTGATAACGCTAACCATTGTTTTATAAGGGCTTACAGTCATATTGATAACGCCATCTTTGCAAGTCCAAAGAGTGCAATCGCGATAACTATGCAATTTAATGCGATTAAATTAACACTATTGCGTAAATACGCGTTGATGATATGGAGCGAAGAACCAACTATCTGAATTAAAAATATAGTTAAGATAGAAACGGACTCTCCGTACCACGCCATCAATACATAGATTGCAATAAAACAGATTGAACCAATAGATTCACAGAACAGCCTAAATCGGTGATTCATCCAATCGTCTTTTAACCAGTTTAAAAATTTCTTCATTATTAACGTACCTCATATTGCTTAATATTGCGTGGTAAAAACATTTGCGTAATCCAATAAGTTGCTCTCATTTTCTTAGATACTTTTGGATTGTCTTTTTTAACTGCGAACTTTGCAAATGATTTTCGTTGCTTTTCTGTTACCGAAAAAATGACCGTATCTTTGTCAATATCATAACCATTGACATAATGATCTTCCAGTTCAAATGCGTCTGCGATTCTATCAAATTGCGTTCGTGGTATCTCTAATTTATATACAATATCCATAGTGCCTCCGTTAGTTAGTATAAGTTGCGTATTGAGTCATTTCAACAAACTGCTCAAAAAAGATAACTTGAGCTATTGAGTAAAAAAGTGGTGCTAAATAAATCATACAACCAATTATAAAAATGTAAAATAAATACTTCATTATATAGATGCGCCTTTCACAAAGTTGTCAATTTCAGATTGCTCAACCATCATTATTATATCAGATAGATTAGCGACCCAATTATTAATATGTTTAGAAGTGGTGCGAGAATATTTCTCTTTTGTTACACAAACTCTTGTTTGCTTTTTGCCTAAATGCATTGCTTCAGTAATAATACAAACAGGCGTTTCGTATGAGAAAAATATTTGCGTTCCATCTTCTAATTGTAATTCTGTTTGGTTTGCACCAATTAATTTTAATTTCATATTATACTCCGATTATAAAAACATCATTAAAAAGGCCATTAAACAAATCAACAACAATACTAATATATCTGTTAGAATTTCTTTAATAGTCATATTATTCACATTGACCCCAACGTGCGTTTTTAGAGCCCTTTGCTTTTCGTGTTGGACACTTAACAAAGCCTCCATTTTTCTTAACTTTTTTTAAGTCTTTTTCTGTTACCATATCTTTGGTAATTACTGCTCCCCAATTTTGTGCTTTAATTTCCATTTATTAATCCTCAATTTTTATTATTAATCATTAAATACAATACTAGTATAGCAAAAGCAATCAAATAAGTCAAATTTATTTTGGCTTGTAAGTCATTGATTTATTGGCAGTTACAAACAAACGACCGAGCCCTTTAGAAATGGGGACTTACAGCGTTGAAAATCTGTAAGTCCTTGTAAACAAAGGAGTTGCCATTTCCACAGATATTATAAATATCACAAAAACACCATGCTTTTATCAAAAGAAATCAAAAAATGGCGATCAAAACCAACGTATAAAGAGCCGTCTAAAATTCATTGGTTTGTATGGTTGCTTGAGAATCCAAAAAGTCCCCTTAGTTTAACCGGTGCAATAGACCTCTATAACCATGATATTATCCATATCTTATTAGAGCGTGGTATGGAAGTCAAAGATGAAGCTTCTGTAATTGGATTTACTATGGGCAATAGTGAAACTACCAGTTCTTGGGTCCGATGGTTATTTGAGTTTTGTGCGAGATATCTATATCCAGAGGGGTATCGTTTTAGTGAAGATGATCTGGTGGAATTTGAAATGGGATATGCATATGGATATACCAGACCCAAGCGTAATATTCATTTGACCAAGTTTGATATCCAGAAAGATGTTGAAGAAATACGAAAGGAATGGGATATAGAACTTATAAATATTAGATAGAGGAGAATTATGGCAAAAATATATTGTGACATGGATGGCGTATTGGTAGATTTACTTGGTAGTATCAAGAGGCATCTTGGTAAGACTAAATTGAATCAGGGACTAATTGACGATTTCTTTTATAGTGAGGCTGGAACCGGTACGGAGTTCTGGGCTGAATGTGGTTGGGAGTCTGGTGGAAAACAACTCTGGAAATTCATCAAATCATATAAGCCTCAAATACTATCTGCTTGTCCATCTGTTTGCAATAAAGATAAGAAAGTTATCAAAGGCAAGACTCTCTGGTGTGAGAAGAATCTCGGCATTTCATCAAGTCAAGTCAATATCGTTCAACGTAGAGAGAAGCAAAACTTTGCTGGTAAAGATATTATTCTGATTGATGACCATAAAAAGAATATAAGAGAATGGGAGAGTGCTGGTGGAACTGGGGTTCTTCATGTAAATGTTAGAACTACAATTAAACAACTGAAAGGGTTAATTTAATGGAAACAACTTACAAACAGTTTATGGAAGCAAAAGTGAAGAGCTGGAAAGACATGAAGGATCGTAATGTTCTCAAGGCCGCAGAGAAGTTCAAAAAGAAAATGCGAAATGATAATGTTCTTGGATATACTCAGGCACATGGTGAGTTTGTTATCTTTCGTAATGAGAAAGAATGGAACGATTCAGTCAAGCATGCTAAAGACATGAAGTGGATACGGGTGGAGTAATTAGATGGCATCAAATGCAATAGAAACTGCCAAACAAGAAAATGGTTCTTTATTTGTTTTTCAGTCTTTTATTGAAAAAGGAAAAATTCCTACAGCAGCAGCAATTGAAAAAGCCGCTTATAAAAATATGCCATCTAAATGGTACACAACTTTTGATTTACAAGCAAGAGCATTAAAAAAATATATTGGAAGTGGTAGGGGATATGTATATAGTCGTGATAAAGGAATGATGCCTTTTTTAGAAAGGACTGCATCTAAGGCTATGGGTGTTTCTGTTAAAGATAGATGGAATCCTATGGATGTCGTAATGACTAAAAAAGGAAAAGAAGTAGAAATACAAAATAAAGTTAATAGTATATCTGAAGAAGCTATAGAAAAAAAAGCCAAGTTAATTAAACTTAATAACTATATGGCGTCTTTGTTAAAGAAGAAACTATTATTACCAATCTCTTTAAAAGAAGTTAAAAAAGGTGTAACTGCCGCTAATGTAGAAGAAGCCAATTTAGGTAAAGGTTCTAAAGGTGTAAATTTTACTTATAAAAGGAGAACTTTAAAATGTAATTTATCTATAGATAGAAATGGTTTATTTGATACTGGAGAATTAGCATTTGATTTTTATGCTGACGATACTGAAATTCATGTTCAAGCCAGAAGTTTTAGATATAGTATTCCAAGTACAGTAGTGCAAACAGATTTAACACCAAAAGGTAGACAGAGTGGTGCAAAACTTGGTAAGGCATCTACAGAAGCATTAGATCCTTTTTTAACTAAATTAAGATTAGCAAGACCCAAATCACCAACACAACATCCTGAAATCGCAATGGATGGTAATTTTACAACGAAGCAAATTAAGTACTGGAAAGATTTGCATAAGAAACTTAAATCAGTTACTATACAAAATGAAAAAATAGAATTAAAAGGTAATATAAGTAACATCTTTGCACTTGTGAATAAAAATAAAAAGAAAGCAAATGTTCTGGGCAGACTTACATCTAAATTGGTAGTAATGGAATGGTTATGGATTTATGCTGAAATAGATAAAAAACGAAAATTTAAAGATTGGTTAAGTGTATTGTATTATGGTGCAAAAAAAGAATTTTCTGAAACTAACGGACCATTTATAAAAATTTACTAAAACTATTATAAATATATGAGGAGATATTATGGCTCAACAAGTAATCAAAAACAAGCGAGAAAAGATTAAAAAAGTGACTTCTATTGGACATTCTACTAGAAGTATGCCAAAGAATAAGAATAAAAGAAGAAGCTGGAAAAGATATAAAGGACAAGGGAAAAGAAGATAATATTATGTAAGTAATATCTTGATCCCCGACCGAACCCACAACACAGTATAACATATAGAAAATAGGAATACAAGGAACAAGTTATGGCAACAGTTTACACAAAAGGGCTTTCAACAAATGCTCGAGCATGGGCCGATCTTGATTTAGATTTCATAAAACATCCTGTCACCAAAGACATTACAAGAAAGACAGATGTTGAAGCAGTCAAACGAGCTGTTAGAAATCTCATAATGACAAACCAGTATGATAAACCATTTCATCCTGAGATTGATGGAGGAGTAACTCGACACTTATTTGGTTTGTCAACAGCTCACACAAAACACGATATTGCTGAAGCTGTTAGAGTTTGTTTAGAAAATTACGAACCAAGAGTGATTGTAGATGATGTAGTTGTTTCAGGAGATTTAGACAAGAACGGGTTTAATGTTTCTATACATTTTTCTTTAATTAATTCACCACAACCGATTGAAGTTGCTTTATTTCTGGAGAGGGTAAGATAAATGGCAAGCAATAAATTAAAAGTTACAGATTTAGAATTTGATGAGATAAAAACTAATTTAAAAACTTATCTTAAATCACAAAGTCAATTCTTAGATTATGATTTTGAAGGTAGTGGTATGAATGTTATATTAGATGTCCTGGCATATAATACTCATTACATGGGATTCTATGCAAACTTACTTGCTAATGAAATGTTCTTGGATTCGGCTTCACTTAGAGATTCTGTAGTTTCTCATGTCAAACATTTAAATGTTATTCCAAATTCTGTTACAGCACCTTCTGCTCTTCTTGATATGACATTTTCTCCTTCTAATTCTCCTACTTCTTTAACCATCGCAAAAGATACAAAATTTACTACAAGTATTAGTGGAGTAAGTTATACGTTTACAACAACTGAAGCTAAAATAATTTATCCAGTTGGTTCATCTTATTCTGTAACAAGTTTACCAATCAAAGAAGGTAAAATTTTAAATAAATCATATACTGTTAATTTGGCAAATACAGCACAGCGGTTTATTATTCCAAATCTAAATATTGATACTTCTACTATATCAGTACAAGTTCAAAATTCTGCAAATGATACAACAGTAGCTACATGGACAGATGGTAATGCATTAGATGTTACAACTATTGCTTCTTATCAAAAAGTTTTCTTTGTACAAGAAATAGAAGGTGGAAAATATGAATTACTTTTTGGTGATGGTTCAGTTGGAAAAGAGTTAGCTGATGGTAATATTATTTTTATTGAATATCTTGTTACAAGTGGATCAGCTGCTAATAAAGCATCTTCTTTTACTGCTGTTGGTTCTGTTGCTGGGTTATCATCTTCTAACTATACAATAACAGTTACATCAAATGCAACGGGTGGATCAGCAATTGAAACAATTACATCATTAAAAAATAATGCACCAAAATTATATCAAGCACAAAAACGTGCAACTACAACTGAAGATTATAAAGCTATTTTATTAGGTGAACGAACTGATATCGAATCAATTAAAATATATGGTGGTGAAGATGCTAACCCAGCTGTATATGGTAAAGTGTATATAGCAGTTAAACCAGTTGGTAATACTGCTTATAGTATAGCAACAAAAGATGCAATAAAAACTTCTATTCTTAAAAAGACAAATGTAGTTACTGTAACACCAGAAATTGTCGATCCAATTTTTTATTATTTGTTAATTGATACTACAGTTAATTATGATCCTGTTACATTATTGACAAATGAAGATACTTTAAAAGCAGGTATTAGTAATTCAATTACAAGTTATTTTACCAGTAGCTTACAGAAATTTGACCAGAAATTTCGATATTCAGTATTGACACAAACAATAGATGATACAAATAGTTCTATACGAAATAGTAAAACATCTATTAAGTATCAAATGGAGATTGCCCCTACAACATTAGCAGTAGCTGCCACATATACTATGGAGTTTAATAATCCAATAACTAAAGGAACACTTACTAGTACAGGATTTACAGCTAGTGATGGATTTACATATACATTGATAGATGATAGTCTTGGAAATGTTAAACTCATACGGTCAACATATTCTAGTAGTACGGGACTTATGACAGTTGATAGTCCAGCAGTCTATATGACTTTAGTATCTGGTTCACAAAATCTTGGTACTATAGATTATGATACTGGTACAATTGTTTTAAATAGTTTTACTCCTTATACAATTTCTGATGCAAAGACATATATTAGAATGACAGTAACACCTGGAATTAATAATCAAGATATTACACCATTAAGAGAACAAATATTAACAACTGATATATATGATACAACCGCCGTCAATATTACAATGGTTGCTGAAACAATAATTTAATATGGCCAGTAATCCAAACATACCAATACATCCTTCGTTTGATGAACGTATATCTGTTCGTGTAGAAGGACAGTTACCAGATTTTGTTAAACAAGATCATCCTACTTTTGTAGCTTTCTTAGAAGCATACTATGAGTATCTTGAGCAAGTTGGTAAGCCGTATGAGATTATTGGTAATTTAGATAATTATTTTAATATTGATAAGACTGTTGATGATTTCTTACAATATTTTAAAACACAGTTTGGTAAAGATATTCCAGAGGCAGTATTTGCCAATTCAAATAAGCCTCATGTAATAAAAAGACTCCGTGATTTTTATCGTTCTAAAGGTAGTGAGAAATCTTTTCAGTTTTTATTTCGTTTATTGTATCAAGAAGAAATTGAATTTTATTATCCATCTGTTGATATGCTTCGTGTATCAGATGGAAGATATACTAAAGATAAAATTTTAAGATGTATTGATACAAGTGGTAGTTCAGCTATTTTTGATTTTACTGGTGAAACAATTACTGGTGGAACATCTGGTGCGAAAGGTATTGTTGAATTGGTACTGAATGAACAGATAGGAGCCTTTGTTGTATCTACAATTTATCTTTCTAAAGTAAATGGAACATTTACAACTAATGAAACTATTTCAGATGGAACAAATACGTTTACTCTGGATAATATGGTAACTGGGTATACGATAACAAATCCTGGTAATGGATATAGTATAGATGATAATATTGCAGTAACAGGTGGTGGTGCAGGAGCTGTCGGAGCACAGTTTTTAGTTTCATCATTAACAACGGGAAGTATGACTACAGCGACTATTGTTTCAGGTGGAACGGGATATGTTGTTGGTGATAAACTTACGATTAACAATATAGATAAATTAGAGATAGATGGAAGAACTTGTAGTGTACTTGTTAAGACAGTAAACTCTGGTGTAATTACTGCTGTTGAGTTTGAACACAACGGATCTGGTTATAAAGGTATACCAACTATTTCTGGTGGTGGTACAGGTAATGGTGCTAATATTACATTGGGTGGTTCTGGTATTGGTGGAGTTAAAACTTTAAAAACAGTAAATGGTGGTTTCCATTATCAGTCAATTCCAACATTAAATTTTGCTACTAAAGGAGATGGCACAGCAACTGGTACTGCAACGATTGGTAGTTATGAAAATGAAGCAAATGTAAGATGGGTTGGTGATGATGGACAAATTTCTGCAGCTAATTATATTCAAGATAGTAGTTATTATCAAGCATTTTCATACGAGATTAAAGCTGGTAATACGATTGACAAGTGGAGAAATTATGTTAAGCGAGTAGTGCATCCATCTGGACTAGCATTGTTTGGTAGAACATTAATTACTGGTTTACTTGAAACTGGATTAAAACTTACTTTACCACCTACCCACAAATGGCCATATACGATTATATTCCATGACGGAGATATTGTACCTCCAGTTCGATTAAATCTACAATTACAGCAGACAAATCCAGAATGGCCAGATGGAGCACCATGGCCACATGATGGACAAGCTGCTGGTTCTCATATGGGACCCGGACATTCAGATTGGCACATATATGAAATAGATTTACCTATTATCGTTTTAAGTATAGCAGATAGTGATGATTGGTTATATGTTCAGATGGCTCTTACTATGCCATCTGAGGATTGGAGTTCTATTACAGATTTAAGTATTTCTGTATCTGAAGATTGGGGACAGATTTCAAGTGGTATTGGTGGAGCATTACAATTAGGTCCTATGCGTCGTCAAGTAGACAGATTGAAATTTGCCAAACAAGCAGGATTTAGTACATTGAAAACAGACTTGGGTAGTAATGATTACACGATTGATTTTTTTAAGAACGAACAGATTTCCAAATATGTTACAACACAGAACGAAAAAACGAGATATGTGATGAATAGTCACATAAGTATTGTATAAATATTATAAATATAAGAAATTAAACAAGAGGATTTGAGTTATGCCAGCAATTATAACAAATGCATTTAGAACTTATAACGCAGATAATTTTATTGGGTCATTTGCAACCAATAAAGTTTATCTGATGATTGGAAAGGCTGATAGTTGGTCTGGCGCAAGTGCAGGACAATATTCAGAATCTTCTCCTTCAGATACAGCAATCCCTACTCCTAAAGATACGACAGTAGCACCTTATATTCATCATAATGATATGATAGCTGCCAAACTGATTAATGCTTCAGATGTATCTCATGTTGTTAAGAGAACCGATTGGACATCAGGAACTGTATATACCGAATACGATCATAACCAAGATGACCAAATAGATCAGACATTTTTCGTAATGACAGATCAGTATAATGTCTATAAGTGTATCAGTAATTATGGTGGAGTGGTTTCCACAGTCAAACCTACAGGTCAATCTTCTTCTATTATCGAAACATCAGATAACTATCGTTGGAAATTTATGTATGAAGTCCAACAGGCAGATGTGTTGAAATATGTTACGACAGATTGGATTCCAATTAAGTATCTAACAACAAATGATGGTACAGCACAATGGACTGTACAACAAGCAGCTGTTGATGGAGCATTAGAACATATAGATGTAACTGCTGGTGGAACAGGATATGTCAATACGAATACCGGTACTGCACAGACAGGTAGTACATCTACTACAATAAAATTAGCATCAACTGCATCTGCAACAGATGATATTTACAATAGTATGACAGTTTATATTTCATCAGGAACTGGAAGTGGACAGATTAAAGTTATTACAGATTATGTTGGTTCTACAAAAGTAGCAACTGTTTCTGCATGGACAACGACACCAGATGCAACAAGTGTATATGAAGTAATGCCAGCAGTATCAATTACAACGACAGAAGGTACTGGTGCAACTGCAAGATGTTCAAGTGTAGTTGGTGGTATTGTTAAGAAAGTAGCCATGACAGCAGTAGGTACTGGTTATCGTTCTGGTACAGCAACTCTTACTGGTGGTGGCGGAACAGGATGTACACTTGAACCAAGAATCGGTCCTAAGAATGGACATGGTAAAAATGCAAAGACAGAACTTGGTGGAGCATATGTAATGATGAATGTTCGATTAACTGGAACTGAGGGTGGTGACTTTGTTGTTGGTGATGATTTCAGAAAAGTAATTTTAATTACTAATCCATATGTAAGTGGTTCAGCTGCTACAGCAACTACATATTCTGGTGCAGAAATGGATGATGATAGTGGAGAACAAATCTATGTAGAGTTTCGAGCTCCAATCAATCGTGCATCTGACCAGACTGAAGATGTCAAGTTAGTAGTTGAATTTTAATAAAGGTAATAATACATGACAACCAATATAAATTTAAATCTTAATCAGAGTCCCTACTTTGATGATTATGATGAAGCGAAAGATTTTCATCAAGTCCTCTATAAACCTGCTGTTGCTGTTCAAGCAAGAGAACTCACACAAGAACAAACAATACTAAGAAACCAACTCAAACGATTTGGCGATCATATATTTGCAAATGGTAGTCGAGTATCTGGTGGTGAATTACATATTGATACAGAATATAATTATGTAAAGTTACAAGCAAACTATAATGGTGTTGCAATTACTGCTTCAAATTTAAATGGTAAAACAATTATTGGTAGTCAATCAGGAACAATTGCTAGAGTTGTCAATACTTCTGCTGTTAATGCAACTACTGGTGATCCAGATACTTTATGGGTTAAGTATCTTACTGGTGGTGGTGTTACTCAGAATGTTCAAGGTATTACTGTAACTAATGCTGGTAATGGATATACTACAACTCCGAATGTTACTCTTACTGGTGGTGGAGGAAGTGGTGCAACAGCAACAGCTATTGTTGGAAATAATGGAACGTCTGGTGCGCAAACAATTATTGGTATTAATGTAACAAATAAAGGAACTGGATATACATCTACACCGAGTATAAACATTACTGGTGGTGGAGGTTCTTCTGCTACTGCAACTGCTACTCTGAATACTTCAGCAGTATTTAATTCGGGTGAACGACTTGTGGCAGATGATTTTTCTTCAGCAGTATTAGCTGCATCATCATCAGCAACTGGTAAAGGTTCAGCAGTTTCTAATGATGCTGGTTATTATTATTTTAATGGTAACTTTATACGAGCAGCAGCTACAACACTTATTTTAGATAACTATACAAATACACCAACATATAAGATTGGTTTTCAAGTATCAGCAACTGTAGTTGCTTCAGGTGATGATAGTACATTATTAGATAATGCACAGGGAGCATATAACTATGCAGCACCTGGTGCAGATCGTTTGAAGTATGGACTTACTCTTATTAAGAAAGCTACAACATCAACTGATGATACAGATTTTATAGAAATGATTCGTTTGGTAAATGGTGTTCGTCATGTTGATATTGAATATCCAATCTATTCTGTATTAGAAGAAACTTTTGCAAGACGAACATTTGATGAATCAGGTAACTATACTGTAAGACATTTTCCAATTCAATTAAAAACACATTCTAGTGACACAGCTAAGTTTGTTGCAAGATTAGATCCTGGCAAAGCATATGTGGAGGGACATGAATTTAGAACTTTAATTTCAAGTGATGTTCCTGTAGATCGTGCAAGAGATTATGTGAATGTAAATGGTTTTGATCGTTTGATGCAGTTTGGTAATTATGCTAAGATAGATAACCTTAGTGGATTTTATGATTTTACAACTGGAACAGAATTTGATATTCACAATGCAGCTCCAGTTTTAACCAATCCAACTACATATGCAAATACTAAAATCGGTACAGCTAAAGCACGAACTATAACTGTAATTGACAGACCAACACCTGCTACACCAACTACTTGGAGATATCAATTATTTTTATATGATATTAAAATGACCGGTGGTAATGCATTTGTAGATGCAGAAAGATTTTCAATTCCTGTTAATGCTTCAGCAACACCTGTAGTTGTATCGACAGAATCAAGAGTAGCTGATGTTGGTAAAGTTGGTGGAGTGAGTAATGGTGATGCAAGATTGTTTGAAACTGATTTTAATACAGCAGTATTTAAATTACCACAGAATACTATTAAAACAATTCGTGATGCTTCAAATAACATTGATACAAGTTATACTAAACAAAAAACTTTTGGTTCTGTAACTATTAGTGCAGGTACTTGTACATTAACATCAAGTGGTGCTAATGAAACATTCTATGGAACTGGTGTACTTAGTTCAACTGTTAAAGATACTTATTATCATGCACAAGATGTGGGCGGAACAAATATTAATCTTAGTGCAACATCTCCTGCAGCTGCAACTGTTACAGTAGCTGCTAACGGACAATCAGTAACAATCTTTACTGGTGATAGTTCTTTAAGTGCGACATTTAATTTTTGGGTAACTATGAATGTTGATACGAAGCAAGAAAGAGTCAAGACACTTGTTAAAAATAAAGAAGTGGCAATTACCTCACCAACCAATACAGCATTGGGATATACTTCTCTTGCCTTATCTGATATAAGTTCTATCAAAGCAATTTATGATTCTGGTAATACTAGTAATAATGCAGTACCACCGACATTAACAGTTCAAAATGCATCAGGAACTTTCATCGCTGGTGAAACAATTACGGGTGGAACATCTGGTGCAAAGGGAACTGTTATTGCACATACTCCATTAACAACTATTACGTTTGTTGTTACGTCAGGAACTTTTGCAGGCACAGAAACTATTACTGGTACGACACATACTGCAACTATGGTTAGTCTTGCAGCTGGTGATACAGAAATTAAATCTCGATATAGTTTAGATAATGGACAACGAGATAACTTTTACGATCATGGTAGAATCCAGTTAACTGGAACTGCACCAACTGGAAGAATTTTAGTTATCATGGATTATTTTACACATGCTGGTAGTGGTTATCTTTCTACTGATTCATATACTGCGGCAGTTGGTTATGATTTAGTTCCAACATTTACAAGTCCTACAACTGGTAATATAGTTGAGCTTAGAGATTGTATTGATTTTAGACCCATACGAGGTGCAGGTGTAACTACTATGTCGGGGATGGAATTTCCATATCCTAATACAAACTGGCAAGCAGACTATAGTTATTATCAACCACGAATAGACATGGTTTATTTAAGTGCTGATAAAAGGTTTGGAGTACATAAAGGAGTATCCTCTAATAATCCAGTACCTCCATATAAACTAGATAACACAATGAGTTTGTGGGAACTTAGAATTCCTGCATATACATTTAAACCAACAGATGTTATAGTAAAGTATATCGAAAATAAACGATATACAATGAAAGATATTGGTAAGCTAGAAAAACGATTAAACAATGTTGAATACTATACAGCACTTACACTACTTGAAAAAGATGCAGAAGCATTGGTTATTAAAGATGCATCTGGTCTTGATAGATTTAAAAATGGTATTTTGGTTGATGACTTTGCAGGACATAGCATAGGAGATGTTCGTAATGCAGATTATAAATGTTCTGTTGATTATCAAAGTCGAGAATTACGACCTTCGTTCTTATCGAACATGGCAGACCTTACATATCAGTCTAGTGCTTCTACTGGTGTTCAGAAAACTGGTGACTTAATTACATTACCATATACTACGACAGCTCTTATTAGTCAAACACAAGCAACATCTTTTACAAGTGTTAATCCATTTGATGTGCAACATTGGATGGGTGTATTAAGTTTAAGTCCTTCTGGTGATATGTGGGTTGCAAAAAATAATAGACCAGAAGTTATTGTCAATGCAACTGGTGAAAATGATGCATGGGAAATGTTAGCTGGTCTTGGTTGGGGTAGTCAATGGAGTGACTGGCAAGATATTGGAACAGGAAGAAATGAAAGAGTAGTTGATAGAGGTGCAGCTAACTGGCAAGGTCGTGCATTGGTACAACGACAAACATTTGCTGTAGATCAACTTCAATCACGACAAGGTATTCGTACAGAGATTGTTGGTTCTGATACAGTTAATCAAAGTCTTGGTGAACGAGTTATTGATCTTTCTGTACTTCCATTTATTCGTGCGCAAACGATTAATGTTTCTGCAACTGGACTAAAACCAAATACGAGAGTTTATCCTTTCTTTGATAAAACAGATATTGCTTCTTATTGTACTCCTAGTGGTGGTTCTGCTGGTGGTGCAATTTATACTGATGACAATGGTTCAGTTAGTGGATTAGTATTTAATTTACCTTGTCCAGATTTTGCACAAGAACAAGATCCTCCATTATTAATATTCCGAACTGGTGAAAGACAATTTCTGTTAACAGATGATTCTAATGGTACTTTGGCAACAGCTAGTACATTTGCTGAAACAGCTTTTCATGCACAGGGATTATTACAGACCAATCAAGAAACAATTCTTTCATCAAGAATCCCAAGACTTCATGTAGGACAAATGGGAAGTGCTGATGAGGCAATAGTAACAACTAGAAGGTTTGATAGAAATGTTGTTATTGGATGGGCCGCACCTCCGGGTGGTGGTGATCCTCTTGCACAAACATTTTTTGTTGATCCTAGTTTATATCCAAATGGTGTATATTGTAGTGATGTAGATATATATTTTAAATCTAAAGATCCTGGTGGTGTTCCAGTAAATGTTTCTTTACGAGCAACTGAAGCTGGATTTCCAACATTGTCTGTTGCACCATTTTCTGACGTAAGTAAATTACCTTCTGAAGTTACAACAAGTGCAGATGGTTCAGTAGCAACTAAATTTAATTTTCAATCTCCTGTATTTTTAGCACCGGGTGAATATGCAGTTGTTATTATGTCTAACAGTAGTGCATGGGAATGTTACATGGCAGAACTTGGACAGAACATAATTGGTTCTACTAGAAAAGTTTCTAAGCAACCTGCAACTGGTGTATTGTTTAAATCACAGAACGCAAGTACATGGCAACAGAATCAGAATCAAGATTTAACTTTTGTTTTAAATCGGTGTTCATATACTATTGCTGGAACACATGAAGCTGTATTTAATAATTCTAATTCAGTAGATATGAAAATGGATGTTATGCAACTTACTCCACAAGAATTAAAGATTGATAATACGGCTGTTGATTGGGCAGTTAAAACAAGTCCTGAAGCTACTGGTGTGTTAAGTTCTACTTATGTTAATACAATTCCAAATAAAAACCATGAGTTTGATAATCAACAAATTATTAATACAACAGCAGGAAGTTTTGTTACTAGAGCTACTCTATCATCTACGAATGACCAAATCAGTCCTATTATAGATACAGGTCGAATGGGTGTTATTGCAGTTGAGAATGTAGTTAATAATGTGATTACAAATGAAACAGAACAGCCTTCTGGTGGAAGTGCAACGGCAAAATATATTTCAAGACGAGTAACTTTAACAGATGGGTTTGATGCATCTGATTTATCTGTATTCTTAACAATGAATAAACCAGCTGGAACAAATGTCTATGTTTATTATAAAGTATTATCACAATATGATCCAGAACCATATGATGATAAAAATTGGGTAGTAATGACACAAACAACAAATGCAAATAATGTTGCATTGACTGATACTGAGTTTACTGAATTTCAATTTGACCCAACGGGTGGTAATGTTAACTACACTTCCTCTGGTGCAACTTATACTACATTTAAAACTTTTGCAATTAAGATTGTAATGACGAGTACGAATACAACTAAGGTTCCGAGAATACAAGATTACAGAGCAATCGCAATGGCATGAGTGAACATAAGTTTGTTAGAGATACTTTATCAAAGGCTGTTTTAAATACTGATACAAATGGATTAGAAGCATATAAGATGGCAAGAGATAAACGAGTTCAAGAACAAAACACTTTACAAAATTGTGTAACTGATATAAATACTTTGAAAGATGATATACAAGAAATAAAAAATCTTTTACTAAAGATGAGCGAGAAATAATATGGCAAAGAGAGTCCAAAGACGAAGAGGTACAACCGCAGAGCATGTTACCTTTATAGGTGTTGATGGTGAAACAACTGTTGATACCAGTAAAGATACTGTAGTTGTCCATGATGGTGCAAATGCTGGTGGATTTCCATTAGCAAGGGAGGACATGAGTAATGTTATAAATCAAGTTGGTGTTACTCAATTAAAATGTGCTGATGGTTCTGCAAATCAGGCATTAAAGACAGATGGTGCTGGTACAATTAGTTTTGGTACGATTGATGTAGCTGGTTCAGCAGTTGGTGGTGATCTTGAAGGTACTGTTGGAAATGCACAGATAAAAGCAAATGTAGTTGGTATTAATGAAATTAATGTATCTGATGGAACAAATGGACAGGCACTTATTACAAATGGATCAGGTACTCTTTCATTTGGTGATGTTCTTACAGACCCTGCTTTGGGTGGTCATCTCTCTGGTACAACGTCTGCAGCTGTAATTAATAATGATACGATAACATCTGCGATGCTGACAACGGCATTAAAGAATTTTACAATAGATGAGTTTACTGGTGTATCTGCACAAACAACATTTACTCTGACAGCTTCAGTTGGTTCTGTAAATGCATTGATGGTTTATATTGATGGTATTGTTCAACCCACAGCTGCATATGCATTACCAACAGCAACATCTATTCAGTTTCTTACAGCTCCTCCTGTTGATTCAATAATTCGTTGTTTGCATCTTGGTTTTCAATCTACAGTTGGTGTCCCATCAGACGGAACAATTACAACTCCTAAGATTGCAGCGAACGCAGTAACAGCAGCCAAGTTTGCTGATGGTTCAGTTTCAACTGCGAAGATAGCTGATAATGCTATTACAGCAGCGAAGATAGGATCACAGATAATTACTGAAGCAAAAATAGTACCGAATACAATTACAAATATTTCGATTGCAAATGCAACAGTCACAGGTACACAAATAGCAGACAACTCTATTAATGGAACTAAGATTGCTTTGGGTTCAGATACTCTGAATGATCTTATGTATTATGATGGAACGAACTGGGCAAGAACACCAGGATGGAATTATGACATTTCTTTTATTGCAGGTTATAATGCTACACTAACAAAACAAGATATAGTTGTTCAAAAATATGGTGAAATGGTAATGGCACGAACAGGAACATTTGAAGGTGAAGTTGGATATCTTGATACACAATGTGTTGGTTCAGTATTAATATGTGATGTAGAAAAAAATGGAACGTCAATTTATTCTACTAAACCACAGTTTGCAGTTAGCACATCTACACATACAGCTGGTGTAATATCAACATCAGCTTTTGCTTCTGGTGATAGAGTAACTTTTAAAGTTACAGCAATTGGTTCTGGAACAGCTGGGCAAGGTTTACGTTTTATGTTAAAGTGTAAGGCATAAGATATGGCATTTATTAATTCTGGTTGGCATATTGGTACTGAAACCAAAATTGATCCTAAGACAGAAGGTGGAACAGAAACTACTTATGGTAGTTTTAAGATTCATACGTTTTTAACTTCTGGTACTTTTAAATATACTGGTTCTTCAGCAATTAATATAGATATACTTTCCATAGCCGGCGGTGGTTCTGGTGGCGGTGGTTGTGGAGGTGGAGGAGCTGGAGGTATGGTTGTTCAATCAGCACTTGGTTGTAGTCCCGGAACTTTTAATATAGTTGTTGGTGCTGGTGGGCCGGGTCAGGGTTTTACTGAATCAAATGGATTTAATAGTACAACTGGTATAACAGGACAGACAGATGCTGTTGGTGGAGGAGATAATGCTTCAACCGGTGGAAGTGGTGGAGGTGGAGGCTTACCAAATAATAGTGGAGGAGCTGGAACTGCTGGTCAAGGAAATGCTGGAGGTAATGGAACAAATTGTGGTGGAGCAACTGGTGGCGGAGGCGGAGGTGGAGCCGGAGCTGCTGGTGGTTCTGCACCAGGTTTTAGTGGTTGTCCGGGTTGTGGTGGTTGTAATGGTGGTGGTGCCGGAGCAGGTGGTGCCGGAGCATCAAATAGTTTAAGAACAAACTCTGCTGTCATGTATGCAGGCGGTGGTGGAGGTGGCGGTGGAAACACAAGTGGAAATAGTGGAGAAGGTGCAGGTGGTTCAGGTGGTGGTGGAGCGCCAGGAAGTTCACCCGGAGCTGCTGATGGTGATATAAATACTGGTGGCGGTGGTCATGGTTCTGGTAGTGGTTCAAATGCAGGTGCTGGTGGAAGAGGTATAGTTGTTATACGAGCTCCATTTCCATTATAAAGGAAAATTGAATGTCATATTTTGCAAAAGTTGTGGATAATAAAGTTGTTAATGTAATTGCAGCGGAACAAGATTTCATAGATCAATATGATGATGGTACTGGTGAGGGTGAATGGATTCAGACTTCTTATAATACATTTGGTGGAAAACATTATGACCCTGCAACTGGTTTAGAAGATAGTAAACCACAATTAAGATACAATTATGCAGGCCAAGATTATACTTATGATAGAGAGAATGATGCATTCATTCCTCCGAAACCGTTTCCAAGTTTTATATTGAATGAAACGACTATGAGATATGAGCCACCAATTCCATATCCAACAGGAAAAGATGGTGGGCCGAGAAGATATATATGGAATGAAGAAAATGGAAATTGGCTAGATTTGTGGGATACATCAGATGCATTATCACAACATAATCCAGATTCAAAATATTATCTTGAAGATGTTATAAAGTTTGAGGAGTCTGATTATCCATTTGAGGATAAACCACAAAGATGGTAACACAAGTAGAACGTGAACAAAAAATGACTTGGCAGGAGATTCGTGATGATTCTATTAGTAAATTAAAAGAAACTTATGATGCTGTAACAAGTGGTATTATAGAAAAAGAAATACAAGCTGCACGATATAAAATATGTGAAGGATGTTCTTATTTTAGAACATCTTTAAAACAATGTAAAATATGTAATTGTTTTATGCCAGCAAAAACATTATTTAATCAATCTAAATGTCCAAAAAATTACTGGGATAAGGATAAAATAAATGACTATTAAAACACATGGCAGAATGTTTACTGACAATACAGTTGGTATTCCACAATTAGCTTTGGCAGATGGTACAGATGGTCAGGCGATTGTTACAGACGGGTCTGGTACATTACGATTTGCAACAGTTGGTGCTGGTGGTAGTGTTGGTTCTTCTGTTTATGTAGAAGATATTCGTACTGGTGATGGTACTACGGCAACTTTTACTTTAAGTACAGCAGCTCCATATGAAGAATCAATATTAGTTTTTATTGATGGTGTTGGCCAACCAACAAGTTCTTTTACATTACCATCAACAACATCTATTACATTTAGTCCTGCACCTGGCAATGGTGCAGCTATAAGAATATGTCATCTTGGTATTGCAAGTTCAGTTGGTAATAATAGTATTACTGGTGCAAAGATTGCTATGGGTGGAGATGTTGCTGGTGATGTTTTATATTACAACGGAACTGACTATCAACGACTTGGTATAGGAACAACAGGACAACATCTTGCAACGAATAGTGCTGCTAATGCACCTGAGTGGGTTGATGTGAGTGGTAAATTAGTAAAACGAGTTGTAACAATAAATAATACTCCCGGATCTAGCACGGGTAATATGCCTTTTGACGAAACACAACCGTTATTTTCAGAAGGTGCAGATTTGGGTATGTCAACAACCTATGCACCGACAAGTGCAACCAATAGATTGCTAATTAAAGTACAAATGGCTCTCGATCATACTGTAGATACTTCAGAACATGGAATATATCTCTGTAAAGATGGTAGTGATGCTTTGACTGCTTGCATGAATCAGGGATCTGGAGAAGGATCTTTTGAGATGTGTCAATTAATATATGATGTAGTTGCTGGTAGTACAGCTGCTGCAACATGGACTGTTAGGGGTGGTAATGCAGAAGTCGGTCGAACATTGTATTGGAATCGTGATGCTGCGAATGTAAATATATTTGGCGCAGGTAATGTACACAGTCATTTGATAATAGAAGAATATACACCATAATTTAAATAATAAAAAAAAGGAAAAATGATGGCACATAATATATTAACAGCAAATGCAATACATTGGAAATTTCCAACTCATAGTATAACGACTATGGATAATGAAATTACTGTATTTGAGCCAGGTCCTATTCCTACACAATCAGAAATTGATGGTTATATTGTAGAGTATGAAGCTCATTTAAAATCTATTGAATATATGAAGAAACGAAAAAAAGAATATCCTTCAATTGATGATGTTACAATTGCACTTGCAGAAAAGGCAGAAGGCGATTCTACAATGTGGGATGAAATAACTGAAAAGCGACAAGCAGTAAAAACAAAATATCCTAAAGGTTAATAATGGCTTTACAAAAAATCCCAGGTAGGGCAATACAATTAGAGTCACAAGCAAACTCAGATGTTATGTATCATAACGGAACTGATTGGGTGCGACTTGCAAAAGGTGAAGCAGGACAAGTATTAGTTGTTAATGACGCTGGAACTTTTCCACAATGGGGTACATCTGATTGGATTTATCGTGGTAGTATTAGAGGATTTTCTTTTGGTGGTGCTAATCACCATGACCAGCCGGGTGGTGGTGGAACAGGTGTCTGGTATTTCTTTGCAGATATATTTTCTCACGAATTTGCAAGTGATGGAAATGCGGTTGATTCAACTGGTAATTTAACACAATCCACACACGTTGGCGCTGGTTTTTCAAGTGAAACAACTTCATTTATGGCTGGTGGATCAGTTAGTCCTAGTAGTACTAATGTAATTGAAAGTTTTCCAAATGCAAATCCAGCTGCTGGTGGAACTGATCTTGCTAATTTAACAAGTGCTAGTAATGGAGTAACACCAGTTTCAAGTTTAACACATGGTTATGTACATGGTATAGTCGCTTCTGCAAATTTTGATAAATTTGCATTTGCCAATACAACAAATGCAGTTGGAGTACATAATTTATCATTTAATCATGGTGGTACTCAATCTGCTGGTGCAACTGATTCGAGGAATGATTATGGATATGTAGCTGGCGGTGGAAGTCCAACAGCTATAAATGCTATCGAGAGATTTTCATTTGCAAACGAGAATAACCAAGATGATGTAGGAGATTTAGCTAGCATTGGTGGTCAAGCTTCTGGTTGTTCATCAGAAACAAATGGTTATTTTTTAGGACCGGGAAATCCAACAAGAGTGCAAAGATATGCATTTGCATCATCTGGTAATGCAACACAGGTTTCTACACTTAGTTCATCTGGATCGGCTAGAGGAAATGGAATGTCATCTCAGACACATGGATATGTTGTTGGTGGTGAAGTTCATTTTACACAAATAGATAAATTTTCTTTTGCTAATGAAACAACATGGAATGATGTTGGAGATTTAGGAACAGGAGAAACGACTAATAGATGTCATCACTCATCATCACATTTTTAATATGAAGATACTAAAAGGATAGATAATGGCGACACAAAAAATACCGGGAAGAGCAATTAAATTAGGAAATGATACTGCTGGTGATATTACATATTTTGATGGAAGTGCATGGCAACGATTACCAATAGGTTCAGCTGGTCATCGACTAACTATGAATGAAGATGGTACGGCACCTAGATGGGGACCGACTTGTTTATTTACTGGAACACAAAAAGGTTATGCTTGTGGTGGGTTGGGTGGATCAAATGTATACCATGACGATATAATATACTGGAGTTTTGCATCAGATGGAAATGGTACAGAAGGTTCTTATGGTGATTTACAACGAGGAGCAAGATTTCTTGGTGGCCATTCATCACAGACACATGGATATACTTCTGGTGGTTATGCAGGCGTGGGTAATACTGTTGTTAATGTAATTGATCGTTTTAGTTTTACGACAGAGGGAAATTCTACAGATTGGGCAGATTTAAGTAATATTACTTGTAGGTCTGCGGCAGTATCATCATGTACTCATGGATTTGCAGCAGGAGGAACCAATGAAGGGCCATCAACAGTTACTATTGATGTAATTGATAAGTTTCCATTTGCGACACAAACAAATGCAACTGATTGGGCAAATTTAACAGAAAATAAATATGCCGGTGCGGGATGTTCATCTTCATCTCATGGTTATATGATGGGAGGTGTAAGCACAACTGCTGCGATGCTTAATGTAATTGAAAATTATCCATATGCGACACAAACAAATGCTAGTGATGTAAGTGATATAACTCTTGCAAGACATTCTCCTGCAGGAAATTCATCAACTACACATGGGTATGTTTCTGGAGGATGTATTCAAACTGCATCTATTGCTAATTCTGATATTGTTGATAAAATGTCATTTGCTACTGGTGGTAATTCTACAGATCACGGAGATTTATCTATGGCAAGACGGCATCCTTCTGGTGCTTCATCTGATACTCATGGATATACTGCTGGAGGTAATTTTGGTTCTACAGCATCACCTCCAATAGATGCGTTGACTGATAGAATTGATAAGTTTGCTTATGCTTCAAATATAACTGCAACAGATGTTGGAAATTTATACTTTCAAGGTAGTGATCGAGAATTAGATGGATGTTCAGGTCATCAATATTAAGGAATAAATAATGGCGATACAAAAAATATCAGGTGTCACAATAGAGTTGACTAGTCAAGCATCAGGTGATGTTGCATACTTTGATGGAACTGATTGGGTGCGACTTGCAAAAGGAGAACCTGGAGAAGTTCTTACTATGAATGAATCTGAAACAGCACCTCAATGGGGTCCGGCCTGTTTATTTACTGGAACACAAACTGGATATTCATGTGGTGGGTGGACAGGACCGGGTGAAACTTATTCAGATAATATTCAAAAATATAGTCTTGTTACAGATGGTAATAGTACCGATATTGGTAATCTAGTATTTAGTCGTAGAATGTGTAATGGCCATTCATCTTCAACTCATGGCTATGTAACTAGTGGATACAAAGGTTCACCCATAGTGAATTATAATCAGATTGATCGTTTTAGTTTTACAACAGATGGAGATGCTACAGATTGGGCAGACTGCACGACCACTATGAAAGTGAGAGCAGCACCCGCATCATCATGTACTGATGGATTTACATATGGTGGAGAAGATGGTGCTCATCTTAATACTAATGTTATTGATAAGTTTCCATTTGCTTCACAAACAAATGCTACAGATTGGGCCGATGCGGTAAAAGCACAATATGCTGGTGCGGGATGTTCATCTGATACTTATGGTTATGCTATGGGAGGTGTTCAGCATTTAGCACCGGGTATACCGAGTGGAACAGTAATTAATAGTATTGAAAGATATCCATTTGCGACACAAACAAATGCTACAGATGTAGGAGATATAACTGTTACAAGACATACACCAGTAGGAGTATCTTCTCTAACACATGGTTATTGTTGTGGAGGTACCTTTGCTCCTGCGCCTGCTGGGACGCAAGATTATGATGTTATTGATAGGGTATCATTTGCTACTGGAGGGAATGCTACAGATCACGGAGATTTGACTGCTGTTATTAGACATCCTTCAGCTGCATCATCAACAACTCATGGATATGTTTGTGGTGGTGGTTGGGGGCCAAGTTGGTCAGCTGTAGTTAATGTAATACAAAAATTTGCATATGCTTCTAACACAACTGCTACAGATGTAGGAGATATAACCATAGCTACAGATGGAATGTCTGGACATCAATATTAAGGATAGGTTCACAGGTATAATGTATAAATACTAGAAAAATGGAGAATTAAAAAATGGCAGTAACAGTAGTTAATTTAACAGATACTTTTGATGAGTGGAGATTAAAGACTAATACCCTAGGAACAAATACGGGTGATTTGGCTACTCTTTCTACGACTGCCAAAGGAAGTCTTGTAGCAGCTATCAATGAGATTTTCACCAATGATAGTGATGATATGGAAAATGTGGTAGATGATACCACACCGCAGTTGGGAGGAAATCTTGATCTGAATAGTAAGGATATTACTGGTACTGGTAATTTAAATATTACTGGTGTATTAACTGCTACATCTATTGCTGGAACTGTTACTGGTACAACTCAAGCAGCAAGTAATAATTCTACCAAACTTGCAACGACAGCATATGTTGATGCACAAGTCGCAACAGAGGATACTCTAGCCGAGATGAACGATACTACTATGTCGGGTTTGGCAAATCTTAATATTCTTGTATATAATAGTGGAACATCTGTTTGGGAAAATAAAACAACGTCAGCTGCAGGGATTCCAACATCAGGATTTGCTGTTGCTATGGCAATAGCACTTGGATAAAGTATTATAAATATATAAAACAATGAAGAGGAATTAAAAATGGCAAATGATTTTAAAAACGCAATAGCGCAAAACATAAGTAATGCTTCTGGCGGCACTACTCTTTATACGGTCCCAGCAACAAAGACTTCTATTATGTTGGAACTTGATATTGCCAATACGACACAGAATGTTGTTGAGGCTTCTGTTGAAGTTTTAGACTCAAGTGTATCTTCATCGGCTTGGAGGTATCTGGTTAAAAATGCACCTGTTCCTTCTGGTGGTTCATTGATGGTAATCGCTGGACAGAAAATTGTATTAGAGGCAGGAGATAAGGTAAGAGTAACTGCAAGTGCTGCGAATGTTTTAGATGTAGTTGCAGCCATACTAGAGGATGTAAATAGCTAATGGCATATATAGGAAAACAACCAGCTAACGTAGGTCAACGACCAAGTGAAGATACATATACTGCTACAGCAAATCAAACTGTTTTTACTTTGACTGCTGATGTAGATTATGAATCAGATATTATTGTTTCAATCAATGGTGTTACACAAACCAATGCAGCTTTTGCATTGAGTGGAACTGGAAGTCGTACTCTTACATTTGTTTCTGGCATGACTGTTGGAGATGTTGTTAGAGTTTTGCATCATGGTTATAAACCAATGACTGTTACTGTTGCAGATAATATTGTAACGACACAGAAAATAGAAGATGATGCAGTTACAGAACCTAAGATATTAGATGGCGCAGTAACACAAGCTAAGATTCATTCAGCTGTTGTTCTTGGAGGTCCCTCTATTGGAACAATACCAAATATGGTTCGTACCAATGCAAAAACAATTACGGCCGCAATAACTTTTGCGGGAACAGAAAACGGTATCACAGCAGGTCCCGTTACATTTAGTGGTAGTGGTTCTGTTACTGTTACTACTGGAAGTACTTGGCATTTACTAGTATAGGAAATTAAATGACGATAATAATAGATGGAACAGTTGGTGCAAACAAAGCAGTTGTATTAGATTCTAATGGTAAGTTACCTGCAATAGATGGAAGTCTTTTGACTACACTTAATGCAACTCAAGTAACTACTGGATCAATAGCAACAGCTCGTTTAGATGCAGCTACAACAGGTGCCAATAAAGTTTTAATACTAGATGGTTCTGGTAATTTAGGTGCAGTTGATGGAAGTAACTTAACTGGTATTGAATCTGCAACAAAGAGTTCAAGTGATCCTACTATCACAACAAATGCTTCACTTGGAACGAAATGGATTAATACTACTTCAGGTGAAATTTTTATTTTAACAGATGCAACAACTAATGAGAATGTATGGACAAGTACAGGTGGGACTAGTGGTAATGTA